GGTTACCTAAAGAAGAGATGACACATCACTTTAGAGGGTATTTAGTAAACAATGCTTTCATGGCTGCTATTAAAATGCTATTAGGTAAAATAGCTAAATAAAGGCAAAAAAGAAACAGCATAAATAAGGTAGAGGTAACGTGACGTTACCTCTACCTCTGTGCCGTTATGACGTTTGTGTGTTATATTCGTTAACCGTAACATCTTTTCCTTTTACGTATTCTAGTTTAAATGACGTTGCATCTACATAGCCTCGCTCATCGAGTTTAGCGTAAGTGAAAAGAACACCAACATCATGTACCATTAAAGAGGCAATGTTGTTACCGTACGTGTAGTCTGTCTCCCAGAGCATAGACTCTTTAGTTTGAAAAGAGACGCCATTATCTACATTAATCACATGTTCTCGCTGATAGAGTTTAATGCCATTTAAAAACTCAATATCATAAAGCTTACCCTGGTTAAATTCAGTTATAGATGTTAACCCACGAGGACGTAGCGGGTGGGCATCTTCTATACGGGTTTTTGTTGATAAAGCAAAACACTGGGTACTTATGCCGTTGTGGTTTAAACGTTGATAGAGTCTAACACTATCTATAGTTTCTAGTGACGGTATAGGGGTATTATTCAGACCGACCAAACCATCTTTAACTACCGCGCATTCTTTTAACTGCGCATCGATAATTAACTTTCTATACCTTATCTCATTATTAGATCTATAAAGTACAGTAACTAGGTCATCCACAACAGCAACGTCATATACGCCATCAGGTATTCCTAATGCTGTTACTTGGGTTAGTGCAGCATGGTTGTCAATTAATCTAACAGCGTACAGACCGGGGTGGTTAGGTAATGTAAAGGGGTGGTTGAAGTGAACCGTCTCTATTTTGCTAATATCGCTATCTATGGTGAGTACGCAGATATCCTCACCCACGAACGGCTGAGGTTCCATGACTTGCTCACCGTTATATAGGTGGTATAACATAACTATTCCTTAAGGGCATAAGTCCACCCCATTAGGAGTGGACTTGTATGGGTCTATGTTGACTTTTTAAGCCTGCGGTTAAGTAACGCAAGCATTTTAGGATTTAAACGCTTAGAAGCAGTTTTAGAGGATGTTACAGTAGGCATGATCTCTCCTTATATTACATACGCTGTTTGCAACGTACGATGCGTTTTAACTTTATCTGAGAAAGTAGCAAGTTTTCTTTCATGGTACTTAACATGAGAATCTATATCTTCGCAAACTAAATAAAAGAAACGAGGTACGTTATCTTTAAACCCTTTTAATTTACGCAAACGACCCAGTATCTGCGCGTTTAATTGGCGTGAACCAATTGCAGATGTCAATAAGGTAACTTTAAGTCCTTTGATATCTACCGCAGTACCTGCAGACTTAGGTGTAGTAATGACCACATCAGACTCATACAAATACTCATCTGGATCTTCACCTACAAACCTATTGACAGTTAGGTCAGTCAAACGTGGTTTTATAAAGTTTGCAAGAAACGTACACATCTCGATAGTGTCAGCAAAGATCATCATCTTCTGACCCGGCTCACGGATACTGATATATTCATTGAGCACGATATCATAGATCATTTCAGCATAAGCTTCACTACGAAACTTCTTCTTCAATATAGACGCCTCAAAGAGCATCTGAGAGTACATCTTGCGTCGCTTATGCGATAGTAGCTCTACCTTGTTACAACGGTACGTGAGTGCCGTACAGGCGATGTATTTGCCATCATAATCTGGCGTTATACGCTCACCTACAGGATAGGCCACTTCCAACATGCTATTGATAAAGCTGTTGTCCGATACTAGCGTAGCCGACATGTATATCGTCTTGGCCACATGTCCATATAGGTCCTGCATGTAATTCAAATGGAAGTTCTCATGCACTTCATCGATAATACGCAAACCAGCTTTAATGACCGTATATAATTCATCGGGATCACAATTGTATCCTTCTTCTTCCATACGACCTTCTTCATAAGCCTTATAGAAGTTATACATGGTTGTTGCAGAGATGATAATAAAATCATAATCCATCTCATCAGCTAAGCCTAGGTCTATAATGGTACGCATGGCTTTGGAGCCCTTGACCACACATAGCTTGTCTCTAGGTACATTTAACGTTTTAGTAATGTCTCCTATCCATTTACCTTCAGTTATATACTTAGCAGGGACTACTAACACAGTGCGCTTCTTTATAACCATAGTTGACCATAAAGACATCATCGTGTTATGAGTAACCACAAAATCATCCGTCACGTAAAGATGATCCTTGTGTGTAACCGATATACACTGTGCCTCTGCCATGCGAGATGGTTCTATACTCACTACCTTTAACTTCAACCCCTTAGCATATTGGTTGTCGTCATTAGCTCTTTCAAGTTTATGGCTAACCGTAAACAAAGACGAGGGTTTAGGGTGGCGTATGTTAACCCTATAGCTAGGCTGACCTGGTTTCTTTTCTCCTTTATATGTGTAATAGGTCTGACGCTTAGATATCTTTGCAATCCCACCTAAACTTCTTACTAAATATTGAACATCTTTAGCAAGTTGTTCAGAAACACTAGAATAGTCCATCGTTGAGTTTACATCAATCGCCCCATCGGTATCCATTAGCCCCTGTAGTAGCTCGTAACGCTGTTCTACCGAAGCTTCTAAATACATCTTGGGTATGAATTTATCAGCAGAACGACAACCCCATAAACCTAGCTGTTTAAAATACTCCCTAAATACATGACCATTTCCAAAACTATTAGATCTTCCGTCCGCCCCACAATGCAATGTAACATGCTCCGGCAACAAAGTGGATAGTTTATGGAATATATCTGTATAGGTTGTGCTAAAGGCGGGCGTGGTATTAGTTAAACTACCATCACCTAACATAGCCCCTAACGTCCACGGATGTATAGGGAGTTCTTTAAACGTTCCTTGCTCAGGTTGAATTAACGGTATATAAACCCTAGGCTGTGAACGTTTAAGTTCACGCATCATCTCAAAAGTAGTACCTATACGCCAGCGTCTATCAACGTCGTGGTAGTTGGCAATAAACATCTTCCAAAGGTGCTCACCGCCTACTTCCGTACTTCTACCATCAGCAAAGGTCACCTTATAAATCTGCATCTCGCCTTGAGGAAAAACACCATTCACAAACGTGTGAAGACCATCGGGTGCGGTGATTTTGTCCCCTACTTGTATTTCTCCCATGGTCTTCCAACCACCAGGTACCTTGATAAGGCTATCTAGCGGCTGCATCTTACCCGAACCCGTCGGCGCGTTAGTTGTTTTACTGACACCGGGTGTTAAAAAGTGATCTATGACAGGTAGTTGATATTCGTAAGGCTGTATACTATCGTCAATAGCAAAACTATCAACATCTTCCCCCTCGATTGGAACGTAATGTTCTATCTTTAAATTATCGGTCTTTATCCCTAATACATTTAAATGTTCTAGGACTTGTTTAAACTGATTGATGTGGAAGCGAAGCTCCCTACGGTCATGTGGAGAAGCTGCAAATACCCGTTTGGGGATCTTATAGTAACTATGGGTACGAGGATCGTACCCTTGGTCATAGTCTATTAGCCTCTCACAGAACTCATAGAGCGCCCGCTTACATTCAGGCATCATGGTGTGGAATCGCACATGGTGACTTTTTACATCCACATGTGCGTAATACTGAGTTGGCACGATGCCCTCCTTTTATTGTTTACTTACCCATGAACACCATATCCATAGGGTGCTTAGGTCGATTAGTTAGCGCAAACGACGTAGGTGAGATAAGCATAAGTGCTTGGTTCATCCACGCAGCTTGACCCGTTAACGATCTAAGTTCCATGTTTTGCTTATACGTGCCAAAGACCTTCTGGTCTTGAGGACGCGGCAAACGGTGATCCATACGATCAGGGTTACGTGCCAGAATTGACAGTATGATGATCTCTAGATGTACAATGTTAACGCCTAGCTTTTCAGACACCAATACGTGTAAGTCCATCAACGCTTGAGACAAAGAATCACAGTTAACAATACGGTTACGTTTGTCATCTGTAGGTTTCTTGGTACTGCGTGAGGTCATGCTCGCATTCTTATCCTCTTGAGAGCTAGATGATTCAATGAATGTCTTAATGACGTCCATATATTCTAACATGTTCAAATGCTTCATGGGTAGGATGAACGCAGGTTCATTAAAATCCCAATGGCTTAGATCACATACATAAAACCCTTTCTCATTTAAAGACCATCCATGCTCTTTTAGGTAGTTTAACATTGCCCCTGAGAGCGATGAGTAGTTCTTACCTGACGATACCGACAACAACACATCTTCAAACTCATCCCCACGATAACCGTTCAACACCACATCACGACACGATGAAATACGGTTAGAGGATAGGTCTGTAATGTCCTCAATGGTGTTGATATCGCCGATGTGTTTAACGTCATTATGGTTAAGAACCAGCTCCATACGATCGTAGCGTTTCTGTTCGCGGATGAACACCTTATCACCTTTAGCATTTAACTTAAGGTATTGGCGGTGGTGGTCATCTAAGCTGATCTCAATAGCTACTGAACTTACCTCTAAGTGTTTAATCGATAATACACTTTGAGAAATAACCGCACATAGCTCCACAGCCGCTACGTGACCTAGGTTAGCCCCCGGTGGTACTGACGCTGCCACCGTACCCATACATTTGCTACAGACACCATAAGGGTCGGGATGTTCACAGGTAAGAGGAGAACGTATCTTAATTGTCTCACCAATTAGATGTTTCTCATCACCTTTAATTACCTGTAGCTCATTCTTACTGTCGTAATAGTGTTTACCTACTAGCACCTTTAGGCTTTGAGGAAGGACTCTAAAGCGCACTGTACGCGTTGTACCGCAGTCTACTCTATGTAAGTTCTGGATAATAGCACAACCTAACTGCATTCGACGGTTATAGTACTGTGTCATCTGTAATGGATCTTTCTGTGCAAGTGATGCTTTAGAACCAGAACGCGACTCAACCATCGAGTCATGTAGCGTATTCATCCCTTCCGTATAGCTAGTTGGAATAGGACGGGGCGGTATCCAGCTGTCTATGTCGGTTACGAATCCACGTGCTGCGACCGACTGAACAATCTGCCCTACGCTCAATACGTTAGCGCGACACATGCTCGTTACATTGTTTTCAGCTAGCTGATCTTCGCGCTTATAAAGCAGGTCTTTGATTTTATCATAACCCTTTTCAATTGCACGTTCGTTAGGTCTAAACTCATCACGCACTTGTTTGGTCGTTTCATGGTTGTGTATCTCAATATAATCTAAGATACTTACCGTTGATACATATCCTGCTAGGTTAGTCGTTGTATCGTTGTAGATCTTGTTAGTTATCTCGTAAGCGATACGACTGAGTAGCATGATATCTACTGCTTCATTAAGCGCATAGTAGGTATCAAACAACACATGACTTAGCACTTCTTCATGTAGCTTGGGTGTGAAATGACCATTGCCGATGTGGTGACGCTTTAAGATAGTCGCATTTGGGAAATGACGTTGCATTTCCCAGTAGTAATGACTTAAGATAGTTGGACGAGTTGACGTTTCTAACTCCCCATCATCAAAGACGAGGGTAAATACTTTGTCTTCCATTGCCCACATCTCTTCAGGTGAAAGTTGTTGTAACTCTCTAACATTAATCTTTGTCATGATCGTACGTTCCTCTTACAAATTTAACACCCGCACAACTTAGTAGATGGTTTACATACTCGTGAGACCTTCCTCTACCCAGCGGTACTTTTCTACGATTCACCGATTGTTCAATATTTGACGGAGAATCCGCATTAAGTATAGAGCGGATGATTTCCTTTTGTGTCATTGGTGATGCAGACCCATCTAGTAGATCTGTTGTTAACTCAGGACCCACTGCCGCATTAAATAACCTTACCTCATCTTCACCCATAATCCTTACAGGCAATTCTCGGTTAGGCGACCCATAGCGGTCACTCTTAGATGCTTTAGCTGGCAGACCGTGATGTTGTAGTTTAGCAGTAGATACTGAAGACCAGTTATCCGGCGCTGCTTCTAGTAACATCATGTATTTAGATCCAATTAATACCGGGTCTGCGGTTGTCACTTGCGTTACACCATCAGGCGAATAAGTTACAGGTTGAATATCAACAGGAAACTTATCTACCAAGCTAGTGATTAACTCTGGACCAATGTGCTCGCTATTAACAGGCAGGTATAGATAAATACCATGCTCTGCGACAATATCCAAATGAGTAGCTATACGTCTATCATTAGTAAGGACTTCTTCAATGGTTTGGATCATTGGCGGTGACACAACACTGTAATACTCTTTCAGATACTCCCATGCCTGCTGATGTTGACCTTTAGACATTAGCTCCTTTATCACACACACTACCATATGGCTAGTTGCATTAACATACTGCTCGTAAAGCTGAGATAAGTTAATACGCTTAACCGGCGAGATAGGATCCATGATGACTTCTGCACGCAGACCATTTTGACCTACAGGTAGTCGACTATTTTCCCATATATCTACGATTACGCCTTTCTTTATCTTCTACCAGTATCGTTAGTACCGGCACGTTCGCTTATGAACTGCTGCATGTTTCCATGCAGAAGAGACCATATCTTCACCTATGTACGTACGTTACACTAAGGTGCTCTCCGTTTCCCTATCACTTGATAGGTACAGGGTGGTAAGCCCTTGGCCGTTGATCACATCCCAGCCTCTAGATGAGGGTAAGGGACTTCGATGCGCCGATTGCCCATTGTACATCAGTAGACGTTTTTACCATGCCCTACACTTCCATTACTGGGTAGGGTATTAACCTATCTTTCGATGGTTAAGTGGTAGTCTACTGCTTTAGGGGTTTCCCGCAGTTAGGAGAGGTTCATTTATCTCTTTCAAGATAAACGTCCTTATTTAATTAACTCGTATATTCTAAAAGATGGCCTAGTAAGGGCCGACGATGTTTTATTCTCACTTTAATAACAGTTCTCAAAGTATCAAAGTGCCTAGCAGCCTCTCTAAGCGACGATAGTATAAAAGTAGACCCATCATCTATCTTAGTGGCTTTAATCTTCATAGCAGATCCTGGGTTGACTATATAGTCATCTAACCATTCACTACCGTCATCTTGTTTAAAGGCCCATCCATCGTACTGGTATGGATCTTTATTACGGATAACATTACGTATTTTCAACCAATGCACGTTTACTAGCTTAGCTAGGCCTTTAAAAGACTTGTGTTTGATTATCTGTCCAGTTTCGAGATGTTTGGCTAGATACGGTCCATTTAATAATGTAGGTCTACGTTTTACCACGACACGCACTCTATTAGGATAGCTATAGTCAATCATCCATTCGATTGCTTCTAAAGAGTTAGCGGATGCGATGGTATCAGGTAGCTTGTATTGCCCCTTTAAAGGACCACACTTCTCCCTGACTAAAGACACTAATTTAGATACTCTATCCACCGTATACATGTCCTTGTCGATGTAAATATCTAAATGATAACCTTTCACCTTATCTATAGGGTCAACTAGCCAATCAGACTCATCGTTGATAAGTTTGATCTCCCATCGATTATCTATTAAGGACGTTCTAACCTCGCCACGCTTAGCATTGCATACTTTGGAATAAGCAATACCCATTGCTTCAGCAGCACGACTTCTAGAAGCATACTCTGTCACTAAGCCAGTGAGATGATCTTTAACCTTAACCCTATCAGCATCTAATCTCAATCCTTGATCTATAGAGTGTTTAATGTTTTCAGCGTTTGAACACCACTCTAAATTGGAATGACGAGGATCACCTTTATTACCATTTTTGTGATTCACATAGGGGTTTGTAAGGTATTCCGTACGAGGATGCCACGCTAGGGCCACTAAACGGTGAACCCTAACACTATTATTGCTACTTTTATCCGGATCGTAGAAATCAAAAGCCATATAACCGTTTGTCTGGTGATATTGTTCGATCACTTTACGTTTAAAGACATCATACACGACGCCTTCTTTGGACACTGCTAAGTCAGTATAACCAGGTACCAGTCTGTACTTTTTAGCAATAATAATTGGCCTTTCAAAAACCATCCACTTACCGGCGTAAGGTCGTGTAGGTTGCTCTGCCATATCTGCAAAAGTTATAGTATAAAAATGTCTCATAGTTGAATCATTTAACTTCACTTCAAAGTGAGCCATTAGACCTAACCATCTGACATCAACTACCTGTTTTGCTCTAAATAACGTAATTGTTACCTTATTATCTATTATGGTAAGTTTACTAGGCTTACCGTTACATCGTCTTATTTTTCCTTCATGGGTAATCTCATAATCTGCATTACCCGGTACTCTTTTATACATAATCATACCCACTTAATAATTTTACTCATATAAAACTACAAGAGAATATAATAATACATGTAAAATTGTACTATACGTTGTTAATTAATGAAAAGAACCACTACTGTCTGTAAGCTTAAAGCCTTTGGTTGCTTTAACCTTCTTTGCATATTTAATCTCTACACGTCTATCATCTAGCGGCGTGTAGCGATACTTCTGCGTGACTTTATGTGGAGCCGAGTTAGGCTTATTTGCTATTGCCCGTGTTACTATATTAGTTAACGCTGGAGATAGCTGCAGGCCTTTCCCACGCTGCTTAGCAAGGCGACGATACTCGTTGTAGATTGTATCGTAGAACTGATCGCTTAGACGTAGGTATTTATCAGGTTGTGCATTCATTCCCACTGGCGTATTGCTATACGGAAGGTTATGATCCATATCCACTATAACATCATAGACAGTCGCGCCTGCCGCTGGTGCGACATACGTTAACTTATCGTACGTATAGTCAGGTGTCATTAACGCCTTAGGCGTCATCTCAACCATACCTAACGCCGGATCATACTTGCGCAGCGCTATAAGTAGACCATCTTCACGTATTTTATCACCGATATCTGGGAATGGCTTGTAGTTGTCTTTGTCCCCGTATAAGTTTAGCGGGTAGTATTCTTTACCCCAACTTACTACTCGAGAACCTGTCATGGTGGTTGTTAGACGCTCTGCCATACTTTCACTGATAATGAAACCATCTTCAATAGTGGCAGGTAGTGTCATATATGCCACATTAGCTTCTAGACCATACGCGTAGTTACCATCGTCCTTCAGTGCCTTAGATCTAGCAAGAATGGTACCTTTAGGTACTTGCATGCCCGCGTATATCTTTTCAAGGGCTGCTGTAGGATGGTATTGAAAACCAAAGGTGTTGTGATCAGAACAATAATTCTCAACAAGCAGTATATCAACCTCTTGTGTTTCTATGTTCTCGTAGATGATAGCGGTTGTAGGGTTTTCTTTAATAGAATCCGCACCCGGTCTACGTGGATAGCGTTGAACCACTTTTATAATAGACGCATCTACAGGCATCTCAATTGCTTTGGTATATTTACCAAGCTCACGCTCTGCACCAGTTTGGATCCGTTTAGGGGTGGATCCTTCAATAACCAATGCCTGACTCAAGTGAGAGGCAAACATCTTTCTACGAGACGCTGAGTTATGTTTACCAAACGGATCTAAGTTATTACCTAGTCCCATAAGTTCTGGATGAAGTTCAGATGTATTATTATTGGACATCGTTAATTATCCTATGTAAAGGGCTTGTTATGTATTGCTCTATGATAATGTAGGTGTTAAGTTGTTTAGGAGAGGTTTCATGGCGTTTAAAATTAATGATCTGCAACGTGATAATGGAGCAAGTGTCTACTATGATCCGGACTTTCGCGTGATGATTGAAACGCATCTTAATCATCTACGTAGTCATGAGAAGACACAAAGCGTGGTAATAGACGAACATCGTGTATTTCGTCAAGAATCTGATTTCTATGGGCTATTATTAGAATTAGATATCTCACCTAAGTATTTCTGGATACTGCTACGTGTTAACGGGTATGAGCATCCTGGTGACTTTGTTAATAAGAATACCGTCATCATGCCAGCAATAGAAGAAATAGAACGTCTAAAGTCCATGCATCTAGCTAACAAAGTTTAACATATTATCTGTTTCCCATGTAAAAATCGACAGTATGACGGCAAAAAAGAATAGATAGAGGGGATTAGCCCTCTATCTATGCCGTTAGTCAAACGGTTTAAACACCACCTCCATTATAGCCGCCGTTGTTCCAACCACCGCCTTGGTTACCGCCCCAAGCGTTTTGCTGGTTACCCCACTGACCTTGAGGATTACCCCAACTACCTTGGTTACCATAACCTTGACGTTGCTTCTGCATAGCTGCTGCACGCCCAGTAGCGGGCGGTGCGTATGATGCATTGCCCCATCCAACATTTGGAGCCTGATAGCCGTTTTGAGGCACACGATTACCTACTACGCTATTCCACTCACGACCGCCTGTTTTCTTAGGCGCTGATGTAGATTGAGTAGCGTTAGGTTTAGCTGTAGACGTGTTAGGTGTTGGTGCAGCATTGTTCGCCTGTGTGTTAGCAGGCACAGAACTTGCTACTTCCACATCACCTTGGTTTCCGTCTAATACCGGTATCTCATCACGCATGTCTGATAAGCACCCCATCTCTGCTTCAAAGCTAACATCAATAGTCAGCTCATCCACATCGACTAGATGCTCTTTAAACAACTCAATACGCTGATTTAACTGTTTAGCTAAATTAAGATAACTAAGCATTAGTGCATGGAAGAACGGTGCTGTCTTGTTATGCGTACCATAGCTATATGCGTTATCATTCACACCTGGTAAGATATACTCAAATAAAGCAGGTATTGACGTGAAGTCACGTTTACGCACTTTATGGTCAAAGAGCGTGCGGGCTTCATCGTCGCTATCCAATAACGGCATGCTCACTACACAAAGACGCGCGTATTTAGTATTGTTCAATGTACCTGAACGTTTAAGGTACATGTTAATTAAACGATGTTTGCCATCTATGGTGGCATGGCCCATCATCTTACTATACGCTTCAACCATCTTACCATCTGCATCTTTAAGATGCGTTAGGTATTCTAACTGCGCGGGGGAGAACTTCTCATGATGCTGCGTGTTAGCCGCCATGGAAAGAAGTTGATAGGCCAATCCATCTAACACACGTGTAGTGCGTATCAGTAACAGCTCTTTAAGCTTCTTAATAATAGGCGACTCGCCGCGTGCTACATTTTCACTAAGTGGGTGAAAGGCAATAGCGTTTGACCAATCAGTATCTTTCAATACTTCTTTGGTAGGGAGCAGTAGTGCTTTCTCCCCTACGCTACAGGGGATAGACTCCCCTGCTAGTTTCTGATAGATGCGTCCTTGCGCATCTGACTCAAGACCCGCCGAGGTCAGTATTGTCTTATAAAGGTTTAACAGGCGGCTCATGGTTATACTCCTTGATTATCGTAAGGGGTTTGTGCAACGCTGTGCATTTGATGGGTGGTTTCTAGATTACTGCTAATAGAGATAATATCGTTAGCGACGTTGTCTAGATCAGTTCGCTGGTTAGTGAATACCGGAGTAGTCAGCGCATCGCAGAAACTAGGCATGCTGAATCGCTCAGTATTGCCATCTAGTGTAATATCGATCACGGTATCGGATACAATGTCACATCGCATTTGAATACCAAATGAGATACGGTTACGACGCGAGATATCGGATAATATCTCTAACTTCAAACGATCGATGAAACGTGTCACGTAAGGTGTTAGGTCTATGTTTTCTGCAAAGCTATTAGCACCTGTCACCGCAACAGCGTAGTCGGTATCCATAGTGCTATTGGTAGCGGTAAACTCTACACCCAGCAACATAAGGTCAAGCATTAACGCAGGTACTGAATGACTTAGTATAGTAGCTATTAACGTTTCATTATTAGCACCGTTCCAATGGTTAGCATCGCGACCATGGTGAATAGGCGCGCCTGCTTTACGTTTAACGACCTCGCAGATCTGATCTACGTGGGGATTAGACATACAGAGCTCACCGTATGTTAGCGACCCTGTTGCCATGATTTGACTATGGGCATCTAAAGATGATAGGAACCCATCATCCATCATGCTCTGTTCAGCAACGCTACCTTTAGCAGCATCGTAAATCGCTAAATCATCATCCATTACATCCATGCTGTTACGTTCAGCAGTTTGATGCGCTGAAAGTAGACGACTTAGGTAGATAGGTGCCGATGCGTTAGAGCGTCGACTCTTCTTAGGTCCTTGGATGAAACTAACACGGCTATCTATCGCGTTATTAGTGTAGACGCTTTCTTGAAGTAAAGCAGAGCCTCCTACGCGATGAAAGATATCTTGAGGACGCATACTACATGCGTAGTTCATGTTATTCTGAGCGTTACCCCAACCGCCCGCAGTTGGATTATTAGCATTACCTACACTATCGGTCATGATGTGTGAAGCGTCTCTTACCGCCATTTGCATTTGACGACCATTAGGTCCTAGGATTTGAGATTGTCTAATCTCTACCGAGTTATTAAAATGCAAACGCATCTCAGGGTTAAGTGAACCTTGTAGACTTAGACCCATGTGGTCAGTATAACCTGACAACACCTGGTGAATAGTCGTGCCCATTTTCTCAATAGAGACATTCATGAGAAAGACAAAACGTGTTTCATCCCAGCCGCCTGCGATGTTAGCGTTACCGCTTGCTTGAGCGGCAGGACGCACTAGTCCATCACACCCTTGTGCGATAGCGTTAGGGTTAAGGTTTGTACCGCCAAACGTTACATCGTTAAATATACCTAAAGACTGCGCGTCGGCGTGTGTCTGATAAGGTCTAATAGCTAACGCATGGTAACTACCTACCTCGAAAAACATTAAACGATGAACTGTCATATTACTTTGGTACATAGTCGCACTTCCTATTTACGTAGTTTATTTTTAAAAGGGTTATACTGTCTTTTCAGACGGGGTTGGATCATCAAGGAACATTAGAAGCATAGTAGCCAGTTGGTTTCTAATATCCGTTGGGATCAACATAGGTTTACCATTAACCGCTGGCGGCGTACTGGTATTAAGTAAGCTATCTGGCGAGTTATAAAACCAATCTAGCGTTTGGGTGTGTTTATTGAATCCCTCTATAAATTCAACACCTTCACAATCAGTTTTCTTACGCTCTGTAGGTTTAGCTTTTAGTTTATAATACGGATAGAGCTTCATTAACGCATCGACGTTTTCTTTAGTTAGTCGTGAACGTGTATTGTTGCTATATGTATCGCCTCGTATTATGGTTGGATCTTGCGATTGACAACGTGCAGTCAGTATATGTGCTATGTCGTACATGCCTCTATGGATTAATATAGATTGTACAACACCAATCAATCGTAGTAATTCAGGATAGTGCAAAGAGTGCAAGGATCTAATAGATACTGCTTCCGATGCTACAATAGCCACTAGATTAACTCTAAATGGCTCTATCTCTAAATCGCCCGCTTTAACTAACCTAACTACACACTCCCGCACTAGACGAATAGGGACGGCAGGTTCTAACTCTTTAGCCATCTCTACATATTTAGATACGTAAGTTTCTGCAATAATAGGATGGACGTCAGAGACTCTCTGAGAGACTTGCAGACTTTCTGCTACCGAATCATTGTCTTCTCTTTCTTCTCCTCGCTTAGGACGATACCGGTCCATATCCAATACCATACCGCCACCACCAAACGTCTTATCCATATTTTCAATAAGGTTAGTGATAACGTTATAGATGGTTGATATAATAGACCCATCTGGCTTGTCCGTTTCAGCCACTGCGATACGGCCTAGTAGCGTACGGGCTAAAAGCCAGTCGGTTTGTTGGGCACTACCTAGACCACCATGAATAGTGGTAGGTTTTAACGTGTCCTGATTACCTACACGTGCTTCAATATACTCAATGAGTCTATTGATTTCTGGCGTATCGTAGATGTCGGACTGACCTATCAAAGCAGTAGCCATGTACTCTTTATACGCGGTGCCTATTTCGGCTTTATTACGTTTAATATACTCGCCCCAAATCGGCACCATAAAACGTAACGCTGTTGTTAGAAATAGCAATCCTTTATAATCGCTACGAAGGTATGTCAGCTCTTTGCTAAACCCCTCGCTGTATTCATCCTGTAGATCAGGTGGCATGGTATAGTTACCATACAACATACACCACTGACGCAGAGCTTCTACATCTATTAGAGTATAGAGGCGGTTAACTAATTCGGTTACCGTCTGCTGCAATACATCAATGTTTTCTATCTCTTCAAAGGTGTAATATACCTCGTCGTATAGATTCCATATGCGATGCTGGGTCTCTTTGTCTAGTTTTTCCAGATACGCATTGGCGTTGTCAAATAATCGGTCAGGGTTTTGAAAGGTCGTTCTCTCATAAGGACTTAACATCCACTCGTGACTTCTATCACCATGGCTAGTCAGTACAGACGCTATTCCATTGGGCTTGCGCTGCGCAATAGTGATTTTCATAGTTACCTCTTTAAACGTTAGGGATAAGGTTCATCTAAATAATGTAGGTGTTAAGTTACGTGGTATCGATTACTGGGCATAAGAGGTAGGCAAATGCCTACCTCTTTCACGTACCTGTGATCTTAAAAGATATCTTCATCAAAGTCGATGTTGCTTGATGATTGAGACTGACCACCGTAGCTATTACCGCCACCTTGGTTATTGTAGCCCTTATTACCTTGACCACCTTGCTGATCGCGTGGTGCTGGAGGCTCATACTCGTTAGCGGCAACTACAGGTATCAATCCTTTAAGCATTTCAACAAATGCTGTTGCGGCTAGTACACTATCTTCAGCTTCAGTGAACGGTGTGCCGTTACCATGGTAAAGGTCATGCCAGTAGCCTGATGAGAAAATAAACTTAATCTTAGGACGGCTGTTGTCTTCCTTATCAATAACGCTGATAAAGATTCGACCTTCGGCGTCCTTACCTGCCAACGTATCGCTTAGGTTAACTGGCGCGTCTGATTTCTTACCTTGACCAAACCATTTGTAGTTCTTGTTTTGAATCACGTAACGTGTGTTTGGTTCAGCTTCAATCGCTTTATTAATAAGCGCTAATAGCGCAAAGAACACAGGCCCGTCCATTGCAGCACGGATATTACCATTGTTCTTATCGCCTTCTACATTAGTATAGACGTCAATACGTGGGTTGTTCTTTACCACGCTAAACGCTAACGATGGACGACGCTTAGAACCTGATACAGGATCTGCGCTTAAGCGGAATTTGGTCTCGTCTAGAACGTTCTTCTTACGTGGTGGACGGCGGAAATTGTTATCGGCCATTGGAGTTTCCTTTATGGGCTAATGTTCTTCATGTTATTGCTCGCCTGTGTATTATCTGACACTTACAGCTAACAATTGCTTATAAAAACTTGCTGCTATTTTATCTTTTAATGTATCGATATCATAGAGCATTTTATCTTTAGTGGTTAACGCATGCCATCGTTTTTCTTTGGCAAGTTCATTTAACGTTACTTTGATACGATGAGGCATGGTGTTGAAATTAGTCGCACCGTCGCCAAATACCTGTAACGTCATGCTATTGAACGGCATGTGTGTTAACTGTTTACCCCCTGTAAGTTTACTATTCCATTTATTACGGGTTTTAATTGAACCTGTATGGCTTTCAATAAGACTTAACTCATCAAAGAACGTATGGGATAGTAGATCAATAGGGAAGTGGGTGAGGATCATTCCTTTATTACGCTCACCTTTAACCGCAACGTCCATTTGACGTATACTGTTATCTTGCGCTAGAAGACGCTTACATACTGCACGTTCAAGCACGCGATATTGTAACTGCCCTGGTGTTTTGGGTTTCTTTATCTGCGCCTTGGGGAATTGCTTTTCTAGCGTATTATGGCTTGTATGGTAGAAGATACATGTTGTCTTTTCTTGACTTAATGCAGTAATAGCGCTATCTAGCCCTTCCATTTCTTCTACCATCATCTCCACTAACGCTGTATCGCTAATACCTACGCTGTCTTTAACCGCGCCGTGGGTATTGCGTAGTAACGTACGTATATTAACCCAGAAACTATCCGGGTAGCGCTCTAGTTGGCTAAAGCCTTCTTCTAACGCTACCGATGTACCTATGTTAATACCGTACTCACCTAACTCACGTGTTAGATCCATCGTCATCTCCTAACACCGCGTCCATTCTTAAATGCATGGACTCTCTTGATAGCTGACCTTGACGCAGACGCGTACCGGGACCTAATAACAGCCAGCCTATTTCTGATTTATAAGCAGGCTTGTCTAACAGTATAGTGCCTGAGTCCCAACAGTAGTTATCCTTAACCGTAACACTACTACGTTTAATTTTATCAAGGAATAACCTCACCTTGGTCATCCCTGCAACCGTCTCGCCATAGAGCCGCATTAGGCTTTCTTTGATGTTATTAACCGAAGCATTGCTGCTAGGATTTACGACTTGACGTTCTACCATGATGAGAAAATCTAAAAGGTCATCATCCGTCGGGAAGACCTTTTGAAATAACTCAGCTAACGGCGTATACGTGCCGCTAGGAGGTCTTCCAGGAACCACGTCCCATTGTTCTAACATTAAGTAGATCTTATCTACATCTTTGTCTTTAAAATTAGCACACATAAGTAGTGTATGGTGCAGGGCAATTTTCAAACGAATCTCTGGTTTCATTGGGCTTGTACTCTTTTAAGTAATGCTTTAACTTGCTCGGTTCTATTAGCATCTAAACCGGCCGCTATGCACTTTTCTTCTAATAGAGCAGTAATGTTAGCAGATGAGATTTCTACCGCCTCGTATTTGGCGGTAAGTCCAGTAACGTCACTGTCTGTGGTGGTTTTATCACTGACCACTTTTAACTTCATCGTGTAGTGTGGAAAGTGTTCCCTTAATGTACTAATGGCGTTTTTAACATCGCCATCACTGGTACACTGGATACGCACATGGCTACCTTTAGGAAGGTCGTCGTGTGCTTTTAACTTATTGATAACGCCTGCTGTGTCCATATCGGTTGCGTCGATGGTGACAAAGCGGGTTGCGTCGTGGTTGATTCTGAATTCAACTCGGTCATGATGACCATCTTCGCTCACTCTAACGCGTACATGGCCTTTTGCTTCTTCCTCACCATGACCTAGGCGGTCGAACGACCCTTGTGTGATAATGCGATCATACACGCTATGGGTGTGGAAGTGGCCAATAAAGATATAATGTTTAACGATATCTAAATAACGCGCGGACTGATGGCTAGGTATTTTAAGGTGCTCGGGTAGATGGTATTCAAAGTTACCATGCATGATAGCAAAGTCTACTTTATCTAACCCTTGTTCTTCTAATAAACCCTTTACCGACCCCCAGGTGATGTCTGGGTCGTGGTCCCATTCATCGGGCACATAAAGCGCATGTATATCAAGGCTAGTTATGTATTCGATAGATAGCGTATCTACGTATTTAAAGTCAACAAACTTATCTTCTTTATCATACCCCACAGTAAGATATATCATCTCAAACTGCCTACCCTGACCACGGTCATGGCTAGGTGTTCCTTCCAATACTCTCAACACAATGTCGTGTCTATGGCAAAGCTCAAATAGATCGGCTATCCATATTTGAATTTCTAACACCGGCGCATCAGGTAAGAACAATAGCTTGTCAAAGACATCGCCTGCTAGAAAGATAGCGTCTAGCTTATCAGTTTCACTATTACTAGGTAAAGCTTTGTAAAGACGGGAGATAATATCATTAGTAGATACCAGACTATGTCCTAGGTGAATATCTGATAAACAAGCAAGTTCTAAATACTTTCCCTTACCCTGCATGGTGGTTCCTTACAATTCATCAACATCATCCCCGTACAGTGAAGCGGTGGCTATGTTTGGTTTTTTATTACTAGATGGGACGGCGTCTAACTCAATAGGATCATAACCGTATTTAACCAACACGCGGTTCCATTCTTGTAATGCCTCAGGGTTAACTCTTTCACGCCCTACATAACTCAGAAGTCCTTGCCTTAGGTAATTCTGCCCCATCATGGGGTGTGCATCACCTTTCTGCTTAGCCACAACAGCTATGGTGGTTAACGAGTCTTTACTGTTCTCATTAATACGTGTATTACGGCGATTAAGTAAAGGCGGTACAGTGAATACCACGCTACCATTACTTACCACATCGACAGGGTTATACGGGCCTTTAGATATCGCCAGCCATGGGTTCATGTCTAACGGTTCATCGTGCTCCTGCCCTAATGCGGGTAAAAAGGTACGGACAAACAAATCTAAGTCTATAGTAGGCTTAGTTTCTACTCCCTCATTTAATACACGCATGGCTTCTCGTGTGGTGTCATCTAACAGTATACTGTCATTGATCTTGCGTTGTTTAGCTTTTGCATCATCCATTGTTTAGCTCCGCTATATTCTGGACTACTGAATTAATCAAACTTACCTGTCTACCTACGTTATAGCTAATATCGCCACGTCTGACGATAAGTTCGGTCACTATCTCATACTGCGCCTCATTATCCTCATCGCGCGTTATATTTGCGCTAACTTCTACAGAGTCAAAATAACGATTAAACAACGTTGTTAGCGTGCTTTGAATACGCAGTAGCATAGTCTGCTCATCGTGACCGTTTTCTTGAATGATGTAAGCAAGTGAGGATATCTTACCGTAGTAGAGGTTGGATTGAGAATACTGACTTAAAAAGAAATAAGCCAATAGATAGTCACAGGTCTGTGGTACTGAATGAACAAACCCATCTACAGTAAGAGTAGGTAAAACCTTTTTAGTCATGGTGTCGTATCCTAACAAAAAAGAAAGATGGTCAACCCACCTTTCTTATTTAGATTATAGACTTGCGTTAAATGGACTAGTAGGGTCTTCTTTGTTCTCCTCGATAGCGGCTTTAACGCTATCCCAAGTACGTAGAATGGCTACTTGATCGTCAATATCTAACTCATCGCCTTCTTTGATCTCGTCAAAGTATTGGACACTTACTAGCTCATCATCCTGCTCCATCACCATACCGTCCACAACACGACGATAATCGTAATGCTGTTCCCCAACATCACCAGGATGCATGTCAACATACGTGTCAGTATAGCCCTCACATCGCTGCTGATGATACATCTTACGTATAGTAGGCTCTGCCATAATCCAACGCTGCATAGTTAGATTTGCATGTTGCAATTCACCAATGTCTAACATCGGATAGATGCCTTCTTTGGTCCACAGACTATCTACTTTACGTTTGACTGCTTTAGCCAGACGCATGGCTTCTGAGCTATTAAAGGAATCAAAGGTCTGACGTGCTAAATCAACGTAGTGTTGAGCGCCTTGACTGACTTGGGCTGAGAACTGATCTAGTTGCTGAGATAAAAACCCAGTTAAGTTTGGGCTTGGTGCGCTATAGGCCACAGCCCTGAATGTCTCGGGACCGCCTTCTATAATCACAGGCATAGATTAGCTCCTTGTTATTAAGGTTAAAGGGTTTCATACTCTTAATGGAGCATGTAAGTTTAGATAGATTACCTATCCGGCATAAGGCGGGGTAGGCGAATGCCTACCCCTAGCGATTATGCGTCTCTTTGAAATAAGAACGCTTTATCTTTGTCGGTTAAGGATGTTAAGTAATCAACGGTAACTAATTGTAGATTACGCGTACGGCTATTTATAGCAGTAGCATGTAGAGTCTCAATAAACTCTTGCTGGTTGATGTTTTTAACATCAATAGGAAGTAAGGTAAAGTGTAATATACCTGGCTTAACGGTGTTATTAATTTCGCTAATAACTTCTAATGCGGTTAGAGGAACATGGTGTGTAAACAAACCACAGAATCCTTTAAAGGCGTTAATTAACGCATCTGTGTAACCTACTGCGTCACATAGTACAACAATATCCTGCTCGCCCTTCCCTATGTTCTTAGGGTTAAGTGCTTGGATGTGGATTGCATCTTGACTATCGCCCTTAGGTAGGGTATCAAGTAAACTGCTGACTTCATCATGATGCTGGATGATAGGCTTAAATATAGTGTTCATGTTAACCTCTTTAATTAATGTTCTCGTTTAAGACGATGGCATGTTACTTAGTCCATTAGATAATATATGGTTGAAAATAAGTGGATTACTATCACATAGTTCACATCGGCATAACTGCTAATCAGGCAGAGGCACGGGTAGGTAAGTTAATGGGATAGGTCATATTATACTTAATTAGATGTATAAATTTACACGACGGCATAACCACCATACCCGACGCTAGGTCAGATATGGTGACTATATCACTTAGCTTCTTTGACCGTTAGGTAACTATCGACTAATGCTTTCTTAGCTACAGCTAGATTGAACCCATGTAGACCATAGAGTTCTACTTCTTTTGCTGTAAGGTAAACTGCGTCTATCAGTGCTGATAGGGTGGTACCTTTATAACTATAGACATCGGGTTGACTTTTAATGCGTTCCATCAAAAGAGATAGATGTTCTGAAAGCTCTGTAACAGAAGCAAGGACTTCGCTATTAGGTTCACGTTGATACTGCTCGTCGAGCATGTTAACCGTACTAATGATACCTTTCCAGTCACTGTTACGTGCTACTGCTTCACCATAGGTGATCTTATCACCTTTGTCATCTGCATCTACCGCTTTGTTAAAACGGGCTTTCAATGCTTCCACGTCCACTGTCTTATAGTTGACCGGAAACGCTTGAGTAAGACGTTTAGGTTCTGCAAGCATTTGGGCCACGGTGCGTTTAAGCGGAGCTAGTAGACGTTTCTCAATATCAGCAATCTCGTCCTGAAAATCAGACAGCATTTCAACATAATCGATATAACTACCGCGCATGCCTGTTGGACGATAGATTGCAATGGGTGAAAGGCTTACGTAATTGGTGTCGTGCAAAAGCTTTTCAAATGCCTTGGGGTGAAGTTCTTGACTAGGTGTTTCACCTTTAGTCATGTTGATATCACTTGTTACTTTCTCACGTAGCTGTTCTAAAAACTGCGGTATACGATTGAAAAACGACGTACTCTCAGCTTTAGCTTCCACCGAAGCAATGACAGCAAGTGTTTTAAATGAAAGTTTACCTGGAATAACCATCGTTAACGATCCTTAAATAGAATGAGTGGGGTATACATACGATGGTGTATCTAGCTGCTGATTTACCCACTCTACTAGCGTCTCTTTATCTAGCGACGCTAGATCTACCCGTAGGTCAATAACCTTTGCCACATCCCATCCTAGATAGTTAGCTACCTGGAATCCCTGCTCACCTTTAACAACTGCTTTACTCACTAAACCCTTTTCAAGTAACCAATCTCGCTGACTTTTAGAAGGTAGGTCTCCATCGTATAAAGGCCCACGTTTGATAATAGCGTCTAGCGTGTCTGCGGCATGTTTGACGGCCTGCTTAGCTAGTAGAATAGTATCTATAGCTTCGGTTATTACTTCAGGCTCATCATCAAATAGCTCAGGTGGGGTGAAAAGGGCATTAAATAGCGTGTTGATTGCTTGATCTTGTTGGTCGCTCATGAATCTTCCTTAATAAAAAACAAATAGATAAAGTTAAGGGGACCTAAGTCCCCTAGTCGTACGATGTTATTCTACGGATGCGCTGTCTTCTAGATCATCACGGTCTAGTATTTCAATAGTGACAATAACGCCCGTTCTGTTTACATCAGCCTCGTAGATAAGGCGTAGAGAGGTTAACTCTAATTCTAACTGCGCCTTTAATTGGTCGATGAGTTCTTCATCATCCCACTCCTCTATCATGGCTTTAAGTTTATCATTAGCCATGTTAGCAATATCCTGATAGCCAGCATCGTTAGCTAAAGGAACCGCTTCAACTTTATCCAGCGTGTCAACAATCAAATTAGAGATAGTTTTGAGTGAACACGGATAAGGCAGGTTGATGTCAAAGCTGGGAGAGGCTATCCATCCCATAGGGGTATTAAACTCCAAGCGTTTAATTAAGCTTGTTAATTTAATAGAGAGTACACAAGGTTGTTCTAGGTTTACCATAACAAGGGCTTCCTTATTTAATTATAGGTTGACGAATTAACAATTTAACGGAATACGCATTACATAATGCGATGAATTTAGCTTCGACCACTTTATCTAGATATTCGTCTATGACGATCATGGTAGACTGCTGGTCTCTTTTATGCGATTGCAGGTAGCTAACTAGCCACCGGTAAGGGTCGTTGGTGTCGACATCATAAGCGAACGTACCTGGACTGTATTCGCTTACTATAGATGATAGAGTTAGATTACCGAAATATATAACAGTATCCAGACTAAAGTGGCTAACAATCTCTTTAATGTCATAGTCGGCATTGACGCCAATATAGCTTACTAAGGGCAGGTATGTAGCACCGTTGCGTCTATAGCGGTAACGTTGATAAGTGGCATAGATAGTATCTATTAGGGACATGAAATTCTCACTATATATAGTTTATAATCACATCGGTAATATAGGTCTATAGATATTTGGATCTTAAGTAAAAAAGAAAGACGGCATAACAGGACCACCGATACCGGTGGTCCTTATTGTTTACATCAAACTAGCCACTGTCACCCCATGGTTGTCTTTAAGATCTAGTATGTCGTCGCTTGCAAAGTTATGGCCACCACGTGCCATCTCGTGAGCCACGGTCCATCCGGAGTCGTTAGCCAGTTTGAGTACGTTGCTGTCTTCAGGAAACTGATATCCATTAACAGCCATGGTGTGGGCTATGGTCCACCCCGACACATTGGCAAAGATAATACACTCATTGCTCTCTGTGAACATATAACCCTGCTCAGCCATTACTGCTGCAACTGTCTGGCCAAGATCATTGCTTAGTTTCAATGCGGGATGATCTTCTGGAAAAACAAACCCTGCATTAGCCATCTCATGGGCGACCGTCCACCCTGCATTTGTTGCTAGATGCAGTAAAGGTGACTCTAATGGAAAGATGTAACCACGACGTGCCATGATGTGGGCTACGCTGAGTCCGTTTCCGGTCGATTCTTTTTGTTCTGCAATAAATTCAACAACAGACATTGCTTTATTAAAATCCATAATCTTTTCCTTACACTGGTGATAGAACACGTGTTTTACACAATACATCGGCGTCATCAGGACCCCAGAAATCCCATATACCTTTAATATATGGTTCAGCCCAAGCACGACGTGCCTTATGGGTATCGACTTCAGGGGTATATGCGCCTAACTCTTGCATCTCATTAAAGAAACCTTCACCAGGAAGCCCTGTATGGTTTCCTGAGCTTCTAACGACCAACGCAGTAAGCCATGGTTGCTGCCGCTCCCAACACCACTGGTTAACCCGCTCAAGCGTCGGACTCAACACTTTACCTAGCGCCATGTTAGGTACATTGTACCCTAGGCGTTCGGCTAACTCACTGTAGTAGATAGTTCTACGTTGCATTGCCAGACGTATCAACATGCGTGTGGTGGTGAGTTGTCTCTTTTGATCTACAGTGTAGATACTTTTCTTACGTGCCATTATAATGACTCCATTGTAAATACCTGGCTTTCAATGAAAGCACCTACGGTATTTGGGTTTAATAAAGCATGCAGACCCTTTCTACATGCCATTCCATTTATTCTGGTTTAACCGGCACCTTAGGGCCTTTCTTCAACCAGTTATCTATTGTACTTACTACCGGTTTAGGCATACCTACGCAACCTGAGACCTTAGAAGGCTCTTGAAGCGATAAGATACCATAGTGTGGTGATAGTCTGTACATCTTACGCATCATCTCCTTATCAATAATAAGAAGGAGGTTGAGAGCGTCACCGTCAACGTTGTAGTCAATAGCGTTCGTTAGACGCTACCCGCAGCATTACCTGCAGCTGCATGTTTCCATGCAGACTAGACCATATCTTCTACCTTTAGTAATGGGTTATATTACTAAAGGCAGTCTCCCATTTCCTCTTCACTTGAAGAGTACGAGCCGCTACGCTCTGGTCGTTGAACCTTCACCCTCTACGCATGTAGGTGGGTGCTTGGATGCTGATCGCCTATTATAAACCCCTTAGGCTATAACCATAGGGCATCTTCTTATTTCTTTCTGTCTTTCGACCACATTCACGCTCACCGTTACCAGTCACGTTGTTGTATAAGAAGCTTTAAGGGTTTCCAGCAGTTAAAGAGATTATCCTATCCCAATTACTTGGGTAGGGACCTTTTGGAACTATTACTAATTTCACAAGTGTGTAAACAAAACAATCTACCATGTTTATCTGTTTTATTGTGTTTCAGATAATCACGTATAGATCTATCGGTTATGCCTAACGTTTCAGAAGCTGTACGGATATTACCATATAACTCTGTATGGTCGTCAGGATAAACGACAGTTAGAGGTTTATAAATGAAAGTTTCTATTGAAAAGGCACGTTTCTCGTCTTCGGTATACCAGGGCCAAGTAATTTTCTTAGTCATAGGCCTGATGTCCCATCCTTTAATAGGATAAGTAAATCTCTTACCTTCAACTACCCGACGGATTACTTTAGGACACACGTTGATAAGCTTAGACAATTGGGCGCATGTACTTTCTATGTAAATTAGACCAGTAACAATATTTCTAGCGACAACATCGTAATCGTAGCTGCCAGTAAAATATTTATAATCACTATAGTCAAATTTAATATCAAGGTCACCTATAACAACATCAACACATTTACCATCAACGCGCTTCAGACTGTCTCTATTTATACCAGTCTGTCTATGAAATTCGCTAAGGCTAAAGTATCTATGTTGTTCACCGGTCTTTAAGTTAACCACGTCAACAGGAAGAGAATCTGGCCTTAAACGCGTTTCATAGGCGTGTGTGGTGTTTTCACCATAGCGAGCCCACTCGAGGTTATCTAACCAATTATGATCTTTGACACCATCTTTGTGGTTAACCGTCAGTCTAACACCTTTAGCCACCTTAGGTTTCTTAAGGAATGTTAACGCTAGCGCGCGGTGTTGACCCAGGCAATAACGCTTACCATTATCTTTGTAGACCAAAGTAAATACGTAGCCGTTACTCTTATGCCAGCTATTTAATGTGTTCTTTTCAATATTTAAAACGTCGCCATTTTCGTTACAAGCATAATTGCTGAAACCGGGAATGGGGTAGAAACCTTCTTTCATTTTAAACTCCAATTATTTCAAATAACACCCTCATATATTAGTTAAATTTCCACCTAAGTCAGCGTTGGGGCCAGACAGGCTGAGGACGCTCATGGAGATAGTTTGTATGTTTGGATCCTTAATGATTTTAGTGACTCGCATGAACTGAGCCGACAACCGATGTAACGAGGGATTACGCTGGAGGATTGTTGGTATTCCTTTGCGTTTCTGATTAGTCTGAGCATGCTCAGCATATTCGTCAATCTCAGGCGCTTCAGCAATAAGCTCTTCTAGAAGCTGATCAACCAATGGATGGTACTGGCTGATTGACTCTTGAAGTAGAGAAGCAGCACCGCGAGGTGTGTATCCTAGCTTCATTAACTTATTAGTTAGATGTGTACGCAAAAGACCTACTGACAGACCCCATGGAAGATGTATCTCATCGTACTCGTGGGACTCACTCAACGACACGATAACTGCACGGGCGGTATAGTGAAGTCGTCCTGATATCTTGTGTTTACGGATAAACCCATCTTTAGACGCTATACGTGTCTTGTACGTCTCCTCGTAATAGTTAGAAATCTGCTTAACACACTTAAGTGTTCGATTCTCCAACTGTTTAGGCATCAGAGGCTTGATAGCCTGTTTAATAGACGACATCGTTCTTACTGCATTAATAGCAAGTGAGGTAGATGTATCTGATGTTAACGTAGAGTCGTTTTGTTCCGTAACGAACGCCACCTTAGATGGAATAGGCAGGTATTCGCTAAAGATACAATGACGATACTTGCGCATGGTCATTTTAAAATGCTGAATCTCTAAACGCTTGTGTATAGCAAAGATGTCATACAAGGCATTCATGATGGTGTCGAAGTTTTCAATGAAGTAATTGTAACCTCGTTTAAACCCGTAACGCTTAAGGCGATTTAATGACTCATTGTTAGGATTATCGTAGTGTAAGTTAGGATTACACAACCATTCGACCAAGCAGAGTTTCTTGCTTGAAAAGTACTTTTCAAACATCAACCATACGTTAGGGTTAATGAACCCATAAACACCATCAGGTGCCTTCATCCAAAGCGTTGACTCGATGCGCTTCTCTGTAGACTGCTGGACCTCGGTATGACATACCCCACACACTTTACCCAGGTTATAGCCGCCTGATAACACACCACAGTCGCATGACGGAATAACTGACAGCGAGTCACCTTCATATCGGGTTGAGACTAAGTCATTAAACTTTTGTCTATCTTCCTGCGATAGCGTATCAATGTCATTAACCAGAATAGGTGGGTTAGACAAGTTATTGAACAGTTTATCGTGATCCTCTAATGCAAGATGCACACCGCCTTGTTTGTCGTTAAAGTACTGACTTATAGGACCTTGGATCTGATCTAGCGCCATGTTAGCAGGATGGTGACCTGACTCAGCGGCTACGCTGATTTCTGCTTCCATGATATCTCCTTAAAAGGGTTATTATTAAAGGTTGGGTCTTTAAAGTAATATAGGTTTTCATCTTAAACGTTTGAATAAATAAACATAACGTTGCTCACCTCTGTAAAAACCTACCGTTTCTTCCTACTAAACGTAAAGGTTTTATTTACCCAGTCTTGAAAGTCTTTCTTAGTATCAAACTCCATGATTGAGCCTGTACGTGTATCTTTTACTTCGTAGTAATGTTTAGTGGTATGGGCTTTAAGTTTCCACTTTAAATTATCCGCTGCACAATTACCTCTATCACCATCGATATTGATAAGATCAAAACGTGTTATATCTTCAGGGTTGTCTAAATATGCACGTGCTACTATTCCGGAGAGGGTACGCATGGTGTTGCCTTCTTTTCCCTTTAACGTCACCATCGGACGCTGGTCGGCTCTACGCGGCGTAAGGGCGGCGTAATAATACCACGCATCCCCTGTTAACGGGTAGTGTAGCTTAATGATTTTACCGCAACGACTCACCCATGCGTCGGTAAAGCCAACAACAGGCTTTAAGGTAATACCTTGTTGTTTTTCTATTGTCTTGATATCAGCCGGGCGCGGGGTGGTTACAGTTAGGATAGATTCTACTTTAGGAGTGGCCATGGAAAGTCCTTCTCTTATTATAATCGGGCATAAAAAAGAAAGAGGATCCTAAGACCCCCTTTCTAACTACTTAGCTAATTTAACTTAGCGGTTCCACAGGCTGCCTGCGTTACGTGCACCGTAACCCATGCCAGAACCACCCCAGTTAGAGCCGCCTTGCTGGAAGACTGCACCACCGGCGTTTTGACCAATACCCATACCAACAGCAGACGTATTACCACGAATGGCACCCATGTCGTTACCGTAGATACCCTCAGGGCGGATCTTAAGTCCAGCTTCTGCACATGCCGTCGCAAGCGCTTCAATGAACTTAGGATTAAACGTAACACGACGCGCGTAACCTGTAATAGATACAGTATCACCTAATGTAGCTTCGATGATTTTAGCACGCTCTGCCAGACGTAGTTCTTGAGGACGGTCAGTCTGGTCGTAAGTGTTACCGAATGCTTCAACGATACCTAGATCTTTATCACCGTAGATGTTAAGCATCGCTAGGTAATCAAGGTCGCGGATATCACGAGGCGTGTTGTTCTCATCTAGGTAAGTACCTAGGTGGATACGAGTAATTTCGCTAGATAGCGGTGCAGAGCCATCGTAGTGGCGGCTAAATGCACCACCGGTCAATGTATCTGCTGCTTGGAACAATACTTGGTTAGCCTTAGTGTTGCCAGTGGCAGCAGCAAGGAACGTTTCTTGTAACCAGCTAAGATCACCTGTTTCTGGGATATCCCAAGAGAACAATACTTCATTGTACATGCTGCGCTGTACAAGCTCAAACAAGCTTTGGTCTGAGAACGAATCGCTCTTAGTTGTAATACGACCGAACTCGCCGTTGCCTGCGAAGTCTACTTCAAAGCCTAGTGCACCGATGTCATGAAGATCACCTTTAGACGCACCATAAACTGGCTTGAAGCACTTAACCCATGCGTGGTGCTGAGTTGCTAGTACTGAAGTAGATAGACCTAACAATTCAAGCTCAAGCGTGTTTACGCTAAGGCCTGATGTTACGCCAGTCATGACTAGACGCGGCACGTATTGACGATGATCAACAGGCTGGCCGTATGCCATTTGCTGTTGCTGACGTGGTACGTACGTTAGGTCCATATAACCATCAACTGTAGTCAATGGAATAGTTTGCTTAGCAGATACTGCTTCACCTGTCTGCATGATACCGCGCAGCGAGATAGATAGATCAGAACGTACGGTTTGACCTGCTGCAGTTTGCGTGTCACCTGGATTGTAACGAAGCTGCGCAGCTAACACGTCACCTGTGTTGATATCTGCTACAGTGATAGCGTTGCTGTTGTCACCGTTTAGCTTAAGGATAGTTGTGTAACATGCTGTGATACCGAAGTATAGCAAGCTACGAATCTCTTTCTCGCTGTCAGCAGTAAGGTGCTTAGGAATAACGTTAGCACCAACATCTACGTAAGTGCGCTCAGTACCGTACTTGCTACGTAGGTGCATGTTAACCTGCTCCCACATGTTGTCATCGTACACATCACCAGCTACAGTTTTGATGTTAACTTGCTGACCTGCGATGTTAGGTACACGATCAGCCAGGCCGTCGCCAGAACCTTCTACGATGTACGTGTAGCATGCTACGTGTTCGTTAAATGGGAACTGTAATACAATTACAGATAGCGCTAATGAATGGCTGTCACCGTCCATTGGTTCAATGGTCACTTTCTCAAGTACACCGTTACGCTCTGAAGATAGGATCTTACGTAACGTTTGCGTTAGCTCACCAGTGATTTCGCCTGCAGTGCTACGCGTCATTGGGTTGCTAAAGATTGAGTTTAGACCGGCTAGGGTTTTTGGACCTTCCACTTTTCTTCCTCGAGTTTGTTGGTTTGTCGGTTGGGCTTGTGCCTGCGCACTTGCTGCGCCTGACTCTTTCATTGCATCTGCCATAGCAGGGTTAGAAGGAGTAGACTTGTTATCTTTATTTACAGCCATAATGGTATACCTTTTAATTATGTTGTCAAACGTTTAAATTAGCTAATAGATCATCCATTCCCGGATTGATCACTAAAATGATATAGGTGTTTAATTCTGTTGAATCGCCTCACAGAGGGACACAGGTTAGGCACCTATACCAAGTATAGATACACTGACAGCTACCTGTCTCTATAGTATGACACGAAAACATTAAAACTTTACATCACTTCATCCATCTACAGGTGACCCATGCAACGGCTTTTTACTCAAGATTCACCCAACCGCAACCAACAGGTCTTTGCGGGTCTTTTCCAAGCCCAACGCGGATTAGACAAAGCCTTAGAGCGGGTTAAAGCCAAGGCAATAAGTTCACCCAGACACTTAAAAGACACTCACCCTATTATTAGACTTCTAGATAGTCTACCGCCCATGAACGCTATGAACATGCTGCGCTATTACGACTATATAGAAGATGTTGTAACGGATATCGCCCATGGCCAACATATCAACACTGAGATAAATACTTTCCCACCTATGGACGGAGAGTTTTACGGTGGAGACGTTGTTGATATCTTAGTTGCAACGACACTGTCACGACCTAATTGGACAGGTGAGGGCCTATTAGCTGATTGGTCATCGACATCAGCTGTACGTGTCTTATATCATCCTAGCAGTGACTTAAACTTGAACCTCCCTGACGGACAAAGACAACACAATGAGACGGGCTATTCTGTTATTGCTGTAGATATTCCTCTGCTTGCTATTCAGTATAGAACATGGGCTACGTTAGAAAATCGTAAACCATTAGAAGAACGCGAATCAACTAATATGTTTGTCTACCAATATGTGTTAGGTAATATGTTAGACCATCAGTTGTCTATTAGTTTAATGAACCGCTACCTACGTGCTTATACTGAAGAGACACAAACTAAGAGCCTAATCAAACCTATCCTAGCGTTACCTGACTATAGCGCAGCTGTAGATAAAGAATATACAGAAGTAATAGATACGTTATTACGGATGAATGCCTCTATTGACGATGTGTTAGATAATGTCCCGCTTAGAATGGGCGAGACGCTTAGAAACGCCCTGCCCTTTAATAGACTAGTTAGCACTCGTCAGATAAGCTGGGTATTGTGGCTAACATGGCTGCCTTGGATTAAGCACGCGTTATCATGGTACCTGACAACTCATCAGGGGCAAGATAGAGACTTTGAGAACGTACTTAAGCGTGAACTAAGACGTGCACGTAGCGATAGAAGCGCCCAGACGGCTCCCCACGGACTTTTAAGGGATCTATTAGAGATTGAGTTGGAAGGATTAAAACTGCTCTTATAACGGCATAGAGGTAGATCTAGCATCATGCTAGATCTACCTCGTTTATGCTGTTTTATTTACGATACTCTGGATTTACATACCTAGCGCCCTTAGGCGGTAGTCTATCCATATATGGATTAGTAACCGTAGAAGTAATCTCACGTTCGTTAACGAAGAAAGCACGGCTGGCCAGATCACCTATAAAATCACTAGGCACCTCCATAGCTTTGTTATGTTCAACATAACCCAACTCGTGATGTACTTCTATCGGGTTAACCCTACCGTCGGTGTGAATATGTAATATACGCAAGACGTCATTAGCTTTTGCATAGGGCATATCAAACTCACCTTCGGTTATATCAACCGCAGCAATAACACGCTGACCTGCCTTAAACATCGACAGCACCTTGTCTATACTGCTTCCCTTTCTGTGTTTAGGATATTGCATAAACTTATCACTCATACCCCACCTACATAAAGTCGCTAACCAGTTTGGTTATATTTTTATCTTTCATGTAAACACCATACGTTTCTAATACTAAGTAGAAGGGTGCCATTGTAGTAAATACAATCTTGCGAATATCCATGCACTGGATAATCTCTTTAGGCATTCCTTTAGTGCTGATTACATCCATGGGAATTAGAAATTGCGTGATAGATGTTGTTTTGTTATGCTTAACAATCCAATCTTCTAGCCTACTTGCTAATTCCTTATCCTCTATACTCTCTATCCATGCTCTAACTTTAGATACAGACGTTGACGTTAACGATACTTTCACCGTACTATAGGGTGGTGGCGGTACCTCTCCGTACTTAGGACCAAATACGCTATTCCAGAAATCGTAGAATATGTAATTAGATCCTTGCGGATTAGCATAGGAATCTGCAGACTTGATACCAGCAGTAGTAAGGTAATCAATCCGACCCTCTTTAAGACTGTTAATGATGAGGTGCTCCTGATCGGCCACTTCCTGCATCATGGTCTTAATGGATATCTTCTTACCTTCCAACGTCCAGTCCATGGGTTTCATGATAAACTTGTGCAGTTTTTCAATGATCTCTTTAGGCGCTTTCGTTGATTTAAGTTCGACCCCTTTGATATCGGTCACCATTTCTTTATAAACGTTGCCTTCCTGAGCACTGATGTAATACGCATAGTGCTTAGCACGGCTGGTCAGAGACAGGGCTGGCATCATGTATTCGTTTTTCATAGATAACTTATACAGATCCGGTTTTGCCACACCCATGTTAGACGATAGCGATGCAAGCAAATGCATAGTGGTCATCTGTGCTAGATATACTACAAATGCCCAAATACTGGTTGTCTTCTCATCAAAGTCAACGACACCGTCCTTATACCACATCGTCCAATCTTGAACGGTAAATATCGTTGAGTCAGTATCCGACACTAATACGCCACGGCGGATAGAGTCAGGTAGTACAGCTACGCTGGCAGGTGGGTTGAGCGTAACCCAAAACGCTTTAAATAACACCGTATATTCTTTAAGTAAAGAAAAGATGTTATTAACTGAACTTGCAATACGTGCGTAGGTCTCAGGTTCTGCATCTTTGATAGCAAATATTGGCTTATTCTTTAAGTCAGGCGCGTGGAGTATACCCACATATGCTTCAAGATCACCATCCATTTCTTCAATAATAGATTCAGGGTTATCAATGACGGTATCAGAACATGTTGTAAAGCGATCTAAGAAAGTACGAACAAACTGAGGATTAAACTCACGAAGGTGGTAGAAATTACCCGTGTATACATAGGCGACGCGTTCAAGGTCTGATAGTTTACTTACTAGACTCTCTATACGTGCATTCCACTGTAGGTTGCGCCAATATAGATCCGTAGAATATTTAATTGACGCACATGTCTCTTCTACGGTAGGAATGTGTAGATTATAGGTTTTCACCGCCTCATCTATTAACGCATAATCGCTATTATTAATAACCGAAATAATATTCTGTATTACCACATCCACATCGTAGTAATGTCTATTGCCAAATAAGAAACGTTCATTGTTAGCATTAGCATAGCCGGTTGCTGAACGACAGGTTGACGTTAGTGTGGAGTGTGTAGATTTGTTATACAACGGGGTAAAGGCCGAGGCATGACCACCACTCACTGAGTTGTTCTTAATCTTGAAGGTTGATTGCAGTATATCGTAAAACCCCGCAGCCGCGTTATCGCCCGCCATCTTTGCTTTGAATTTCTGCTTCTTTACCGCGTTGCGCTTATCGACGTTCTTACGCATGTATTTAGCCAGGAGTGACTCATGCTGGTCAGGATGTCTGTATGCTGCTAGAGTCGGACTTACAATTAATCCTTCAGTTTCTACTTTCTGCATGTAGCCTAAGAAAGTAGTACTCCACTTATCACGTGTACCAGGCTTATCGCGCTTCATAGCTAATACTGCTGGGTCTTTAAGTGGTAGACGTCCTTCAGTAGGGTGGGTTGTCTTTCTAACCCACTGATAGCACTCGTCGTGACTCTTACCTGTCTCAAGTGCCAGATAACGGGCTGTATCTTGATAGTACCGTTCTAAGACGTTAAGGTCTCTACCGTATTCTTCAGTAGGGAGAACAAAAGGATTATCCATAGTACGCTCGTCTTTAATTTAGTTAGTTTACACTTCATGTTATTGGACTTAGGTGTATTTTTCAAAGCAAAAAAGAAAGACGGCATAAAACCTTCCTACACCCCAGAGGAAGGATGTAGGAAGGGTAAACACTACGTTTGACAAATATAAAGGTGCGTGACTACCTTTAGGGATCGATCTTCTGGCTCAAGATCATGAACACCGCGAGGGTCTCAAACTCAACAACGTTCATAATATATACAGTAAGGTAAGTAAAACTTTACTTAGTTTAAACAACCTTACTACTACTGACCGTATAACCGTTTGCTGTAAGTGCAGCAAGGATGTTAGGCACATCGTCAACGTTAACGTTATCAATGGTTAACGTAAGTTTATTACTGCCTACCTTTTCTAAGGTAGTGGTATCAATCCAAGGTAAACCAACAAACGTCTGCTCGCCATTTTCTAGTTCTATTTTTAGATAACTATAAATAGTTGGATCATCCACACTACCTTCAGGCAGGTTAGTGATAATGTCTTCATGTAGTGCAACGGGGTCGATCTTTTGACTAGCGGTACTATAATCTACTACCCCGATAAGACGAACACGGGTAAATGTTGTCCCTATTGTTGTGTTTTCAAATAAAGAAAAACTAACAACATCACGCAATCCGATGTCTAACGCAGGAAAGATCTGCATGGGTATAATCTCCAAAATATAATAATAAGGTTCCAGTATCGTCAGTGACTTCTAAGAAACGAAAATCATCAGTATTGATATTGTAGCGACTTAATGCTGCAGAGATGCACTCTACCATAGCCACTACCTGACTATGCCCCTCGCTGGTTGAATCGATGTTCCAATCTAGTAGCTCTTCTAGATCAAGATTTAAACGTGCAAGGGTTCGGGTATCTAACTTAGGACTGTCGGGATTAACAACGCCATTATAGCTGTTAATTAACTCACCTAGTTCCTCTAAGTGAAGGATCATAAATTTAAGCACCTAAGTACTCCTTAATACAGCATCTCCTGTAGAGATTTATTATTGTTAATTGTCTATAGGATCAGGTACACTAACGACAATGTCCATCCCCGCCATAGCTTCAAAACGCACTCTACCTACATCACGAATGCCTAATTGATGAAAACACGTAATTAGGGTCTGAATGAATTGATCGATATATGCTAGATAGTTTTCTCTTTCTCTAACCGTTAGATTTTGAGTATGTAGGAAATCATAAATAGCTTTATGTCTTTGATTTTCTACATCGTTAACACTCAATGACGCAGCGTGGACAGACATAGAGATAACGGCATTTAAATCTGTAACCACAGTATCTTCAGACGATATAGACTGATATAACGCGCGTACCGCTGACTCGGTAGCGACGATATAGTGTTTAATATTCATACTCTACTCTAATTCTAGAAATAACGTATCATTATGCGTACAGATATAATGATACGTTGGTTTAAATCTAAGGGCGTGATTATGGTAGGTTTTAAGTTCTTTACAGAATGCGTCAAAATAAGGCATTGCTGCTTGACTTATAACCGGGAACTCATATTCTGTTTCAAAGTATTTACTTAGCTCCGTTGAGTCGACGCTCACGTCATGCTTATACATAGTAAGCACTTCTGCGGTTAGGGTGTCTTGGGTTACCGTGATTTGTCTTTTTGCTTCATAACGCCATACTGCTATCATAACGTCATAAATGGACTGTAATTTACTACAGTCCAATAAAAGTATTTTACTCGTCAAGATGATGCACCTCGATGACTAACGTCGGGAAACTAACGCATACGTAATTTAACAGCGGGCGATTAGCCAGGGCGTTTATAATACGTCCTAGGCTTACGTCCACAGCCTCATACGTCTCCATTATAATATCATTAACATAATGATACAACGTCTCCTGCACTTCGCTCTTACCTACACTCAACCCCATCCTACTAGCTACATATTCCACTACCTGTTCAACAGTGTTAACATCTAATCTATCATTGTCGGTATACTGATCTATCCATAGCGCTACAGCGGCCTCTATGATGTCTGCAGGCGTTAACGAAGCCTCGGGCGGATATGGTGGTTTGTCTAATGGTAAATCTACTAATAGCTTCATACAGTGCCTTTTACTATTGGTACTTGTATATTACAGTACCGTCATTCATAACTTCCACGTCTATCAACTCTACGTTAGGCATACGGCGTTGTAAGTTATCTACGATGCGGGTAATAGGCCATGCTATAGCTAATGATAAATTAATCACGTGTGTTAATGCGTTATAATTCATCATACCTACACCGTCTTCATCGTAATTGTCAAAGATGGTATATAACTCCCCTTCTACATGATCCTTGACTTTAACCGCATCGAACTGCGTAGTTAGCGCTGAAGAAGCGGCAAGTAATACTAAATCATGTACATTAAGTTTAAAGGCTTCCATTGCCTTAATATCATCATGGGTGGTCTTTAACATATACTGTCCCGCATCTACGATGAAGTACTGTTCATCTGGACCACTAGCTACATTCCACATAAAGGTCATCTCCTATACATCTAGCTACTACTAGATGCGTAAAAGGATGTTGTTGATAAAATGAAAGTATAGTAGGATAGAGACGTTTATAGATCTTTAACCCTATACTACATACGTCATCAACATCTTCCAAGGTATAGTCTTTTCTATGTTGTTCATTATAACTACTAAGCGCACGGTAAAGTAACCGTCTATCTAAATCGGTAGCTGACTGATCATGGTAGTATGTTTCAATGTTAGTCAATGCAGATATAGTCAGACTTAATAACTCATCTAACCTGAGGTTATACGTTTCTAACGACCCATTTAAGTGATTGTTATTACTTCGTATATCCCCAATGTCTAGAATTAAATAGCGTACTGCCATGGTTAACTTTCCATTTGTTTGATTAACGCTTCAAGCTCTTGGTTACGCGCACGTAGCTGATTTAGCTCAACGTCACGACAATCACCATTATCTACGATACGATACTCCAACGGATCATTCATCTTCTCATACTCGTAATGATGGCTAGCCATCTTGTCTGCACCAAGCAGCCGTGTTATGGTAGTATACATAGTACGGCGGATATCCTGCTTAAGTGCCTCTCTGATGTCAGCAATAGGACACAGACCCTCTAGCCACACCTCTGTGATATCCTCACCTACCATGTCTCGATGTTGTTCACCAAGTAGAAGTACTTCTAATTCGTAGTCGATTACTCTAGAATAATCTAAACACAGTAAATAAGCCCCGCCTACTACTGGTTCTAAATAATTAAAACATAGTGAATGTATAGCATCAAAGCTAACAAGAATAGATACTGGTTTCACTGGTTCACCCTGTTAGATTAAGGTCTTTATCAATGATGAGTCTTAATACGTCATGCGTTAACTCGTCATGTCTTGCTGTTAGCTGCGCTTTTAGATCGTCACGCGTGGTCGCATTAGCTCGATGATTAGGGAGCTGCTGTTCTTGATCTTTATATTGTTCCGATAACAAAGCCTGTAAACGTTCTTGGAAACTTAACGCGGTAGGATCTGAATGGCTGCCTAAGTTTTCTAAGACAATATCATCGTAGCTCTTGGTCACATTCCAAACATCGTCAGTACGTAGAGGCACATAGCGTTGAAGTATATCGGTTAACCTTGCATCGATAGGGTCTATGCAGTTTTGATAGAACCTAGATGCAAAGACTGCATGCGTGGTCATCCAGGGATATAGCTGCTCTAATAGATCAGTCGTGGTGTCTACGCTGGGTGCCCAGTTAAAGGCATGACTCATCGCGTCATCGATTAGATGATGTATAATCATCCTAGCGTCGTTACGCTTGACCGGGTTAGGGCGGTCAACGCTGTAAAAGAAAAGCGCTGATGTATTGACCAGGTTTTCTATAAACTCATGTAAAGGGAGTATTATTTTTAGTGCCATGGAGTTGGGTCCTTTTAGGCATTAACTATCAGTGTCTCATTTTTAATAATGGTTTTAACTGACGCATCGGGATGCCATTGATTACTTACTGCACGGTATAGCTGTTTATCAACTAAACCTTTTATTACATCAGGTAAGCTGTTAAGGAAGATAACAGCACCTATAGGCATGTTGCCTTCTATCGGGTTGTCGTGATGAAGTACACCCATTGTTGCTAGTCTTTCGGAAAACCACTGATTTAACACAGCATCGATGTCGACGGTTGGATTACCTGCTAAGTGTTTAGATAGTTCTTCAATGAATGGTTTAGCGATATCGCGGGCGGTTGCGATATCAAATAGATAGTATTTAGGGGTTGTCATTATTACCACCTTGTATACGAATTAGTGAGTAGTCTATACAGGTAATGTAGGTGTGAAATATAATGATAAGCGGCATAGACGCCTCCCTTCAGGGAGGCGGTATGGGTGCCGGGTGAGTACTTAAAGTACCATGCCGTCTTTTGTTGTATTATCGCCACTACCGATATAGGTCTTACGATCAAGTGAACGCTTAGACGTAGACTTTTCGTAGGTACCGTGTGCTTTAGCAATACCTTCGTAAATACGTTCGATGCCAGTAGTTGAAATAACTAAATGCATGTCTGGTATCTCCCCTGTTTCATCGCGGTGATAACCAATACATTGGTAATCTGGCGCTGCTTCAGGCATTGGCGTATCTGGGTCAGCAAGTAACGATGCGATAGAGATTGGCTCATTGATCCCTTCTACTGACGTGTTATCACGTAGAATAGAAAGCTGACTTAACTGCGGCTCTACCTGAGATGCACGGTTGTAGTATAACCACGTCGATACATCTTTAGTATCTAGTTCTTTGTTATTACCAGACACAAGTGCCGAGATAGCACCAATCGCACCACGAATACGTTTATCAACTTCAGAACGTTTAACGTTGCTGCTGTTTTCTTCGTAATAAAGCGTGATAGGTAGTTCGGCGCTTTGCGAGATGCTATCTAACGACTTAAGCGTATTAAGCGTGTTAGTACACGTAATGGCTGAATCTGTAGAACCTACTACAATACAGATAAATGATTCTTCGCTATTTAGAAGATGGCGCGCAATAAGCGGACCAGCTACGCTACCGCTACCGCCTGCACCTGAAAACATTACAATGTTAAAGTCACCCGGTGGGTGTAGTGAGACGATGTCTTTGATTGAATCAGAAATACGCTGATGGTTCTCACGACGAACTTTACCTGACCCATCTACATCAGGAAGAATATAGCACATGTCTTCAGTGATAGGATCTTCGATGTTAGACAGACTTGTGTCTACAAATGCAGTCTGGATGTCGGCGTAGATATCTGATGATTCAAGACCTACAAAAGGGGTTGCTAAGTTAACTGCACAGCCGCCAGCTGCGTAGATTCTTAAGGTATGTTTACTCATTAAATCGCCTCTTATTCCTAGATTGTTCGATAAAGTATGAAGTGAATATGAAATCTTTAACCTGACAATGAGTGTACATGTACGTTTAACTAATGCTGTCTACAGTGCTAGGTCTTCATAAATTAATGGAAAATGTATTAATTAACCTCATTATATTGTTTAATAGCCACGGGATATAGCCATGAGCCCCATTCAAAAAGCCGTTCAGGATATTACGTTTAAAATCCCACAAGAAATACTGAGGCAAGTCTTTATAGACAAACGGTTTAGCACTGTAAACTACCCTGTCTCTATTGAATCTCAAATTATCGCTAAAGTCGTACGACCACGTGTATTAGTTGACTGTAACCTAGTAGGCGGGTTACAGGTCGAACTGTCTTTATCAAGTGCTAAGAAAACATACGATGATGGAAGCCATCAGATCTACGTTATACCTAAAACCGCCACCATGGGTCGAAGTATTATCTCCGTAATGAGTATTGGGTTTAATGAGAATGAGGCTAGTAGTACTTTCCAGACAACGTCTTCATTAATCCGTGAGTCAATGAACGTTATAGATGCGGTTAACGGATACGAGACAAACTCTACAGCTAGCGTGTCGCTAATTGAAGAAAACACCATACACGTAGAATCTGAAAGCGTGCTTAGTAGTAACGCTACATTGCGTTGTATTGTAAGCAACGACCCGGACATGCAGAATCTAAACCCTAGAACCATTCCTGCATTTACTAAACTGGTTGAGTATGCGGTTAAAAGCTACATATACAATCAGTCTATAATTAACATTGATACGGCACGTTTGCATGGTGGTCAGACGTTAGGTGTGTATCGTGATATGGTGGAAGGCTATGCTGACGCTGAAGAGCTTTATGTAGAATATAGAGATACGCGTTGGAAAAAGATAGCATTCTGCGACGATAAAGAATCCTATTATCGCCACATTAAGTTAACATCATCAGGCGTTTAAACTAAGTAGGTCTTCGGACCTACTTTTTATACGTTATCTATTTAATACTATGACTTTATTTTTAACTAAAGAGTATTACTAATGGGCGCGTATATAGATCTAGAGGGTAAGAGATTTGGTCGATGGCTAGTTGAAAGTAGGACTGATAATAATCGCTTCGGTCAGATACGATGGGCTTGTGTGTGCGATTGCGGTTCTGTAAAGAAAGTTATTGCAGGGAGTCTACTATCCGGTAAATCAACAAGTTGCGGATGTTATCAAAAGGAAAAGATAAGGCATACTAGCCAGGTACACGGGATGTCGGCAGCAAAGGAATATAAATATTACCACGCTATGAAGGGTCGCTGTTACAATCCTAAAAATATTGACTATTACAATTATGGCGGACGTGGCATTAAAGTGTGTAAGCGGTGGCTTGATAGTTTTGAAAACTTCTTAGAGGATATGGGACCGTGTCCTAAAGGTTATACACTAGACCGTAAGGATAACGATAAAGATTACAGTCCAGAGAATTGTAGGTGGGCCAGTCGTAAAGAACAGGCTTTAAATAGAAGGACTACAAGAACAGTCACCTATCATGGGGTAGAGACTACTTATGTAGAACTGTGTGAAAAGTTTAACATCAGTTTACCCGCTTTAAACTATCGCCTTTCGACAGGCATGTCTCTAGAAGAAGCATTAAATAAACCCATACAAGTAAGAAAACATACCATCCCAGTTATATGTTTAGATGTTAAAGAAGGGAAATATACAATATTTAAAACATATAACGAAGCTGTAACGTTCTTTAATAATAAAGAATCTAGTTTAAGAAGAGCAATTGATTTAAAGAGAATATATCTATCAAAGTATCTAATAAAGTATTCTGATGATAGTTCATCCTGGGATCGTTTTACCGGTAATTTCAAAATGACTGATGACGTTGTTATTGAATTAGAGGATGGGGTTTTAATAATCTTTAACAACATCTGCGAAGGTTTAGAGTATTTGGATAGAAATGATATTGACATAGATAGCTGTAAGATTAAATCACTGATACGATAAAGAAAGTTATTACAGACATATCAAATTAACGTCATCAGGCGTATAGCGGTTAAAAGAAGCAAGGCGGTACCGCCTTGCTTTATGCCGTAACGGCATAAAGCAGAGGCCAATGACCTCTGCCTTTAAATATCAATGTAGTTGTATCACGCCAGACAAAGGCTGGTTAATATTGCTTCGATGGTTTAGTCTTTCTTTAACATCAAAAGATAACATATCTAACATGGTTGTTAGGAATTGTTGACGTATATGGTCATCTAGCGAGCAGTTGTCAAAGAATAACTGAGCTAGATAGAAAACACCCTTGACATTGGGAACCTTCACAGGTTGCTGTCCTTGCACGGGTGAGCGTGTAAATGTAGCAACGTTGACATCACCTGAACGAATATGTAGCTGTGCACCTTCGGTCACCGCATGAAGCGGCTCGGTGGTCGTTAACATTACTAATAAATCGTGACTTTGCTTAAATCCACTATTGATGTGTTCTACTAGATGGCTGAACTGAAACTTCTCTTCAAACACATTGTGATTTGGATGATTAAACATGGTAACGTACATGGGGACTATTTCACCTTTGACATATACAAGTACCATAATGGCATGATTAACATAACTGTCTGTTTTGTTAAGATGCATTAAATGTTTAATACCCATCCCTTCACCCTGAAATACATCAACTGTATCTTGGGTGTGACATACTCTGACTTCCTGACTAATTAATGAATCTAGTTGCATAATCGGCTACCGTTTATAGTTTTAATTAAAAGAATATGGATCTACCAGGCGGTTGACGCCATCATCTCAAGCGCTGTATCCTGTGTGTAATGATGCAGGAGAGGCTCTCCGTCCTCTTTGACGCTTAAGCATACCACAGGTCCACTGCTATAGACATCGTGCTTTATAGCGTGTTTGACAGCCTCTGGCGCTGTCTTACCTAATGATAGGGCAGATGTTGCAAAATCGCAACCTGAGCCAACTGCTAAAGTATTTCTGACCGGTAGCGGGTCAGGACCGTAGCTAAAATGCCATACCGAATTACGGCATACGACAATTACAGAGGCTTCTTTAAGCGCTTCTGTAAAGTTCTCTCTAATACAACCAGATAAAAGCCAATCCCTGAACGGATAGAGCTGAGCAGCATCCCCTGAAAAGCCCATTCCAACTAAAGCATCTTCTTCTTTAGTTTCCGGATTAATAAACATCCCTTTTAGG